CGGCAAGAGGAAATCACGCTGTTGGAGTGGGCCGATCTTGATGAGGCCAAATCGACCATCATCGTGCGCAACATGAAACACCCCGGCGAAAAAATGGGCAACGATGTGCGCGTGGACATCCCGCCCGAGGCCATGGCCATCATCCAGTTGCAGCCGCGAACCGGGAAATTCATTTTCCCCTACCAATCCAAAACGATCAGCTCATATTTCACCCGCGCATGCAAGGTGCTGGGCATTGTGGACATCCGGTTTCATGACCTGAGGCATGACGGTGTTTCCAGGCTGTTTGAGCTTGGCAAAACCATCCCACAGGTGGCATGCGTTTCAGGGCACCGAAGCTGGGTTTCTTTGCGTCGATACACCCACATTGAGCAAACGGGCGACAAGTATGCCGAATGGCCGTGGATCAAGGCCATTTGCCAGCAAGCCGCGCAGCTTGATCAGTCGATGCGTGGCGGCGGCTCCAGCTCATCCAGGCGACCACCTTCGCGCTCATAGCGCTCCATGAGTTCGCGGATTTCGGCGCGGCTGGCTCCAATCTTGCGCTCGATCAATTGTTTGAGACGCTTTTTTTCGCCATCCTTGCGCCATTCTCCAACGTCCTGGTCAGGGCTTTTGCGCATGTCTGGCGTCTTCAATGTCCAAGATGGCGTTGAGCTGATCGGCCAGCTCAGTATGCGCAGCACGGCAAATGGCTATTTGCTCGGCAAGGTCTCGGCTGGTGCTGAATCGGAGCCCGATGCCTGAATCGGCGGCAGGGGCTGGGGGCGAATTCTCAGATTGGCTGGCAACGGCTGGCAAGGCGGGGCCGATGGTGTTGAGCATGCCGACAGTGCCAGGGTCAAGGCAATCGCGGCGAGTGAGCTGGGAAATTCGCGCATGGGCGGCTCCAAGTTGGGTGTTGAGGGTGCGAATGCGCTCGGCGTGTCCGATGGCCCGCTGGTCGGCTATATCCTGAATGGCTTGCCTGTTTTTTTCTGCCTCTGCATGCGCTGCAATTTGGGCCTTTGCGGCCATTCCTGCATGCCACTGGTACCCAAGCCACACCCCAAGCAAAAAAACGCCCAGAACGGCCATTGATCGCCACGGCACGGCTGCAAAAAATGGCATCAGGCAAGCTCCGTGGGGTTTTGGATGTGGATTTCAACGCCTTCCCCGCGCTCGATGGCTGCCTTTACTTTGGCTTTGACCAGCTCCACGGCAGGTCGGCTGGTACCGCCCACCAAACTGACATCAGTGGCCCGCATGCCCAGCAGCAGGCACCCTTCAGTGTCTTGCGCCGTGTTGCCAGCATGAATGCGGATGAACTCAAAGCCAGGCACGCTCATGAGCGTCAAGGTGTCGCGGCCAAAGCGTGGGGAATCTTGCAACTCCACACGGTAAATGCCCGATGGAATGGCTGTACTGCCTTTGATTTTCCATTCATGGACGGACTGTCCAGGAATTTCCCGCACCTCGTCTTCCAGCGTGTGGCAACTGAAAGCGCCGTCAATGTAGAGTTTGCCAACGGTAGCACCGCCATGGCTGGGATTGCGCAAGACTGTCAGTTTCATGGGTCAGCCCTCTTTGATGCGGGTTCGGATGATCAGCACGGCAAAGCCGGTCATGACCGCTGTTTCGGCCAGTGTGGGCCGCTCCACACGCATCAACGTCCCGGCTGCAATTTGGTCAATGCCGAGCAGCGGCAGTGCCGGGGCGATGACCGCGCCGCCCGCGCCAATTGCCAACAGGCACCAGGCCAAGGCTTTGAGGCCATCAACAATGCGCGTGTGCACATCAATGCCAGGCCTGAATGGTGCAGTGCGCTCCAGCTTGTTGAGGCCTTCGGCCAGGACAATCATGGCCGCCATCCAGTGCACGTATTGCATGATGGATTCCATGTCAAATGCTCCCGGCAGACTTTTCAGAACCAAAGCGAGTGATGGTAGTGCGCAGCACATGCTGGGCCCCTGCACCAACGGCAAAAGCACCGCCAAGAAAAAGTGAGTCGGGCATGTTTCCAACCATCAAGGCCATGGGCGTCAAATAGCCCGCTGTCAGAGCGCTGGCAAGCACCACGGCCATGCGCCGCAAGGTGGTGCTGATCAAGTGCTGCCAGGTGTCTCCGGTGGATGGGACGCTGTTGAGCAAGATGATGGCGACGAGCGAACCGGCGAAACCGGCCAGCAACACATCCGGGCGAAGACCCAGCGGGACGCCAAAAGCGATCAATGACGGCACCGAAGCTGTCGCGGCCACCATAGTGACAGCGGCGGCAGATGTGGTAGCTGGCTCAGCCATTTATGCCTCTACTGTTATTTGCGGATTATTGAAAAAACGGCTCTGGATCATCTCGCCACTCAGGAAACTCTGGTGGCTGTGCATCCGGGAAATCATCCCGAGTGAATCCAAATTTTTCGATGATTGAAACGTCTTCAATGGCGATCCATTTTTTGGCAACGCTATCTTTTTCAATTCTGAAAATGCTGCCTTCGAGCATCTTTATGAATTGAGTGTGTTTTTCCGTGTCGGCAATCGCGTCTAGATCTTCTCGCGAGTTAATTGCATTTGATTCCATAAGTGGACTCCAGGTGATTGAATAAATTGCAGGTGTCGGCATGCGCCGCATGGCCGCGCCATGAGGCTAAGAACTTGTTGAGTGATTCACTGTCATTTGTTTGGATGTACCGCTTGATTTTTCGCTTTGCTGTTGTGACGGACTGTTTGCGCATCAATTTATGGCGCGGCCAAATCCGATAGCCAAGAAAGTTAATTCCGCGCGTGACGGGCGAGATTTGCCATTTGCTCATGCGTAATCCCAGGCGCTCGATGCTGAATTTTTCAATATCCTCAAACCAGTGGCGCAATTCATAGGGGTTACTGGATAGCACAACAATGTCGTCCATGTAGCGCGTCCACTCTTTTGCACCCAGATTGAAATGGATGAAGCGATCGACTTCACCGCCATAAACATTGGCAAACAATTGGCTGGTCAGACTGCCAATTGGAAGACCTTTGCCGTGTGGGGGCAACATGGCCTCAATAAGTCTCAGCGTTTGCGGGCAACTGATTTTTTTTTGGATCAGCTCATGCAAAACGGTGCGATCGACGCTCGGAAAAAACTTGCTGTAATCGGTTTTCAGAAAGTGCGTGGCACCAGTGCGGCGCAGCCCAGCCTGGACGTGCCTGACGCCCGCATGCGTACCCATTCCTTCACGGCATGCAAACGTTCCGGGCATCAAGGTTTTTTCAAAAATAGGGCCGATCACGTTTACCAGTGCGTGCTGGGCCACGCGATCCTTGAATTCCAGCGCATGGATGCTTCGCGGCTTGGGTTCATAAACGATGAATTCACGAAATCCACCCTGCCGCCATGTGCCATTGATGATTTCGGCCTGTAGGCGCTCAAGATTTAATTCAGCGTATTCCTTGAATTCAAGATAGCCCCAGGTCATGCGCTTGCCTGATGATGTCTTGGCAAGTGCATCGCGCAGATTGTCAATGTCTGCAACGCGATCAATCAGGCGCTTGTACTTTTTACCCATGCAAACCTGCCTTCAAGCCGGACACGACTTTCACACACGGTTTCCCGTGGCTACTCGTCGTTTTTCCGAACCCCCAAAGGTGTTTGCCGAAGCAGGACAGCAAGGCTGACCACATGGAAAATGGCCTGCCCATCATGCCGTGACGATGATGGAGCATCAAAACAAAATTCCAGCCCTCACAGACGCCGCGAGCCCCGATGTTGTTGTTCGAGTTCGCGGGGGAGTTGTTCCAGTTCGAGCAACGCGAACCGGAGTTCGACGTTTCATCCCAGTTGCCCCCAAAGATCACGGCGTTATTACCCATGCTGCCCTCTGCGTTTTTGTTTTCCGATCCACGCTCCAAGAATTTTCCCCACCTCAGCCAACAACGCCTGCGCGGTTTTGACTTGATGTGGTGTGATTCCTTTGACGCTTTCGCTAGACAAAAACCGCAGCCAAAATCGCAGATGCGACATGCCCGCATCCGCGATGTAAAGACGGGAAACCTGATTGGACTTCCCGGCCTCTACAAAGAGTTGCACCTGACCCATAAGGCACTGAATAAACATGTCGCGCACCACCCCATGCTTGCGCGGCAAGTTTTGCGCAATAGGGTACAGGTACGAAATCACGGCTTCGTACTTTTCGACCACGGCCATGGGCTCATAGGTCTGTGTGGCATCCAGTTCTGGTGTCATCGGTCAGGTGGCGGCGGCTGTCGCCGCCTTAATCAAGAATCAAGTGGTCACAGACGCCGCGAGCCCCGATGCCGTTGGACGAGCCCGCGGGGGAGTTGTTCCAGGCCGAGCAACGCGAACCGGAGGGCGACGACTCAGCCCAGTAGCCCCCAAA